GGCGGTGAATCCTCTTTTGGAGGTATTAAAACTGCTTCCGTTGCCGCCGCCGCTGCGGTTGGTGTTGCCGTGGTCGCGTTGAAGGGAATAGTTTCGTCTGGATTAAAAGCGGCTGGCGCATACGAAAAACAGGCAGTCGCTTTTGGAGTTATGCTCGGTAGTTCCGGCAAAGCCCAAAAGATGTTGAAAGAAATTCAGGATTTCGCGGCGTCAACTCCATTACAGGGTGAGGGATTAGAGCGGAATGCATTATTATTGCTTAACTTCGGATCAGCCGCTGAAGAAGTTGTGCCAACCCTAAAAATGCTCGGAGACGTATCCGGTGGTGACCAACAAAAACTTGACTCTCTGACGCTGGCGTTTGCTCAGATGTCGAGTGCCGGGCGTCTCATGGGACAAGACCTGTTGCAGATGATTAACGCCGGATTTAACCCTCTCCAAGTGATGAGCGAGAAGACCGGCAAATCTATGGGCCAACTGAAAAAGGAAATGGAGAAGGGAGCTATTTCCAGTGACATGGTAAAGCAGGCTTTCCGCGATGCCACCGGAGAGGGTGGAAGATTTTATCAGATGCTGGCCAAACAATCGAACACTCTTGAAGGCTTAAAATCCACATGGGCTGACATCGGAGACATAGCTCTTCGCACATTCGGAGAACAGCTTGTACCGACGGTGAAACTTTTCCTGTCCGATCTTGTCGCATCCGGCGACGAAACAATAAATCTCGGCCGGGCGGTTGGCGAATTTGTGGCGAAATCCGTGCTCGGTTTCCGCATGGCCTATCAACAGATTGCGGTGTGGGGCGCTCAAATCCAGGCTCTGAAATTCGACATTATTTCGAGCGCTTCAGAGATGGCGAGCAAAATTTACGGAGTGTTCGGGAACAGGCAACTTGCGTCAAGTGCGATGCAGGGCGCGGTTGATGCCAAACGCGCGGCTCTGACATATCAATTCGCGGTTGGCAAGATCGAGGGCGATCTCGCCAAGACTCGGGAGGTATATAATAACATCGGTAAGCAGGCCGCGCTTGATTCCGACAACGCGAAAACAGCGTCACGGAGAAAAGCCGCGCAGGCACAGTCCGAAGCCGACAAAAAGGCTTCTAAGGAATCTATTAAATGGCTTAATGATATTTTAACGAAGGCCGAGGAGATGGAGCAGGCGCAGAAGCAGGCGCGCATTGAGGCAATTACGACAGCGGTGTCGTTCGCGCAGTCGTCCGTGTCTCAACTGAGTTCGATTTTCCAGCAGTACTCGACCAATCAGACCATGGCGCTTGACAACGAGCAGACCAAGCGGCAGACCGCGATTGAAGAGTGGTACGCTGAGCAGGAAGACCAGATAAATAATTCGGTGCTGACCGAGAAGCAGCGCACGAAAAAGCTTGAAGCCCTTGACGAAGAGCGGGCCCGTAGAGAGCAGGCGCTCAACGATGATATTGACAAGAAGAAGCGCAAGATCGAGTACGAGGCGGCGAAGCGCGCGAAGGTCATAAATATAACGCAGTCGATCATGAATACCGCACTCGGCATCACCAATGCCCTGGCGAGGTCCGGCCCTCCGTGGGTTGGTATTGCGATGGCGGCTGTTATCGGAGCCCTGGGAGCGGCACAGACTGCAATGATAGCGGCGCAACCACTCCCGGAGCTTGCCGAGGGTGGTGTCGTTCAGGCCACGCGGGGCGGTGTTCCGGTGATAACCGGTGAAGGCGGGGCAAACGAGCTTGTGGCCCCTCTCACCCCCGAGGTCTACGAGAACCTGGCACAGAACATTGTCGCGGCTCAGGGCGCGAGTTCGGCAAGCGCGTCAACGCTCCATGTGATATTTGAAAGCGGCGGCATCGCGGTCGGTGAATACGTAATGAAGGGCACAAAAAACGGGACGATCAAGATAGACATGAGATCGCTGGTTAAAAACTGATGCGTATACTGTGGAGTAATAAGCTCGACGTGGCGACGCTGTACCCGTCAACCGAGAACGTCAACAACCCCATCGGGAACGTGATCGTCAAGAACACGACGCGAACATGGAAGACGACGGCGAAGACCGACCAGTACCTTACCGCGGCGGGAATAACTGACGACGTTTCCGCGCTGTATCTGCTCAACCATAATCTCACCGCCACGGCAACGCTTAAATTGCAGGGAAACGCGACCGATGTATGGACCGCGCCGTCATTCGATGAAACGATTGCCGTGGTCCCGTATGTGACCGTATTCGAATTTGCAGCTGCCGATTATGCGTACTGGAGGATTGTCATCGACGACGCCGCGAACACGTCTGAGTTTATCGAGATCGGATACATGTTCCTGGGCCCCGCGACCGAAGGGCCCCCGATGAAGCCGGATCACGTCGCCGACTACGCCGGGAATGATACGTCCGCATTTTCAGAGACGCGGCAGGTCTACGGATTCGCCGGTGTCCAGTACCGGGAATACACGATAAATCTCCCCGAGGTATCAGATACCGAGAGGAAAGCAATCCTCGCCGTATATGAAGCCGTCCGCACGTTCCGGCCGTGGATGATGCTGATATGGCCCGATGACCTTGTGTTTGAGAAGCCTATCTTTTGCGTGTTCAAACAGCGCCCGAAGTTCACGCGTCAGGTCGGTTACGAGTATCCGTGGACTGGTCAGTTGATTATAACCGAGGTCTACTGATGAGCGTTATCGTATTTCATGGCGGCTGGGCACCGGATCAGGATTTCATTATGGAGAACGGCCTCGAAAGAAGTGTTGAAATATCAGAGGCAATCGATAGCGTGATGAAGTCTTTGGCGATCACCGCCGACGAGGAGAAGGGACGAATCACGGGCGGGATATATTACATTGAGATCGACGGCGAGGAATTCGAAGTGCCGTTTGAGCTGGGGGAATAATGGCGGGTACGAGAGTAAGCAATTACGGTGCGGGCGATCCGAATATTACGGCGCTTATGGTGACGAACAATCTCACGTTCCGTGGCCTGTGCTCGGCGTCGCTTACGAATTACGATACGACGGACGAACCCGAGATCGCGGCCGGTTCGGTGGTTGAGGTCGGCGGCACGCTGTACGAGTTCGGCGCCGATGAGGCGATAGGGGGCTCCCCGTCCGACGGTCTTGTCTACATCAAGCTCATTCCGTCCTGGGCTTCCGTGACAGCCGAGTTCACAAATGACGCACCGGTGTGGCGTGACGACCTGCAGGGCTGGTATCAGTCCGCGATCAGCGTGAACAGATATATGCCGGTTGAGATTTTTTTATCATCCACGCAATATATTAAAAGAGTATTACGTCATGACGTAAACACGAATATCGCCCATTTCCGCGAAGAACAGGCATCGGGAACCCATGGTGGAACATTCACGGCTGGAGCGTGGCGCACGAGGGTTTTGAATACTATACTTACAAATGATATAGGCGCGTCTCTTGCATCAAACCAGATAACTCTTCCTCCTGGAAAATATAAAATACATGCTTCGTGTCCGGCCTATTTTGTAGATGGCCACAAAGCGATATTATATAATGTAGATGCTGCCTCAGACGCGATTGTCGGGACATCGGAATATGCATATGTTACCGCAGCAACGCCAACACCAGTTACTAGATCATTTGTAAATGGAGTCATTCAGGTAGTTTCAGAAACTGTATTTGAACTGCGCCATAGATGCGAATCCACTACCGCAACTACAGGACTCGGATGCGCAGTAACCCTTGGAGTTGTAGAAGTATATTCAGAAATTCTTATTGAAAAAATAACATGATGTCAATAAAGACCTATTTTATCGCCTATATTTATTTTTTCGAACTCGTCCTTGTTTACGGCTTTGTCTACGAAATGAACAGATTGAACTTTAATCTTAATGAAATACGTTTCCCGAACTTGTCCGGTCTGCGAGATGGATTTTTCGCAGTATTTATCGGCCACGTTTTTGGTATACGTTGCGCACCCGGAATAAAGAACCAGAACCATAAGTATAATAATCTTTTTCATTTTGCATCCTCCGTTTTAGTTGATAAAGTCAAGATAATACCGCACATAGCAAAAGTCAAGCATAATTTCGCGCCGTCGGTAATAACATGATTGAATCCCTTAACAAAACCATCCTCGTTGAGATAGACATCCCTATCCGCAGGGACACCTGTATCAACGTCGAGCCCGGGATATGGGGGCACCGGATAAATTGGGATGGCGTCGTCGTTCCCGGAAGCGATGGCCTTACAGGGTATTACGAGGACGAGATTTCCGCGATTACGAAAGTGGGATCATGCTATGTCGATAGCGTCGCATATACGAAGTGCCTGACGTGGGAATCGCTGAGGCTACAGGATGAGGGGTTTTTATTTGATCCCGCGACGCAAACGATATATTTCCATTTCGACGATTTCGGGCCTCCGATGCAGCGGCTTCTCAGGCTGGGCGCGACAACGGGGTTTTGCAACAAAGCGGTACTGGACGATTGCGGCCGTCCCGTGGGGAGCATGTACGAGGACATCTATTATGAGCCCCGCATACTATCGGTGCCGTCCATCGGCGTGTCGAAGGACCCGCTATTTTTCGGTATTCAGGAGCACATCGGGGGATCGATTGAACTCAATAACTCTGACGGTTTTTTCGATGACTGGCCGAAGCAAGACATTTACGGGCAGGTAACGCGGGTACTTTCGGGAGACAACGGGGCCGACTACTCGGAATTTATCGTCGTCATCACCGGATACATCGACGAGCCGAAGACGACGCGGAAAGTGTTCACGATTGACGTTACCGATCCCCGCGCGTTCCTGTCGCGCAAAATCCCGGTCAATGTTTTCAACACCACGGACTACCCGAATATCGATGAGGATTTGACGGACGTGTTTATCCCCGTCGTCTACGGGCCTGTAAAAAACGCGCCCTGCTATCTCATCGACGAGAGCACGCGAACCTATAAATTCATGGACACCGAGTTTCATTCCGCGTATTCGCTCGGAACGGTCTACAGCGACGGCGAGGAAATAACACCGTCCAGTTACGACCTTGACGAGGGCACGTTCGTTGTCGCGGCCCTAGATTTTGACACCAGCTACGAAATCACGGCGAGCTTTACCGGGTGCTCTGATGGGAGCGCACCGATACAGAGCGGACTCGACGTGATTAAGGACATTATGTATCGTTACGGCGGGCGCGCGTTTGTCGCCGAGAATTACGTGCTGTCAGAGTGGGCGCATGAGCGCGCGAAAGACCGCGATGTCGCGCTGTGGATAGGCGACGGCGAGGAATTGAAAATTCAGGAAGCCATCGAAAAAATATGCAATGCCCTCGATGGTATCTTTTACCCGATGGGCGATGGCCGGTACTCGTTTCGGAGTTATGACGCTGACCGAATCATAACGAAAACGATTTACGCCGATGAGTGGATCAGCGAGCCCAAAGAATCCGTCTCATCCGAGTTCGCGTCGTCGTGCGTTGTACAATACTCAAAAGACATCTCCGAGGATAAATTCCTCAAACACAGAAATACCGACTACGAAGCCGAAGTCGTTGAAGACTATAAGCAGTACAACGAGAAGGAGTTCGAGACGATACTCGTTGACGTTGGCGGGGCCGCTGAGAAAGCGGAAACGATGATGCAGCTTGCAAAGAGCAAGGCCGCTGTGGTCGAGCGCGATCTTACCCTTGAGCACCTCGATTTGAAGGTCATGGATTTCATCGCGGCCACTCACCACCGGCCCGGTAAAAACTCGGATTGGGCTGTGTACGAAGTGCTTAATCTGAATAAGCAGTTATCGGCCGGTAAAATCGCTGTGAAGGCGCGACGGGTCCGCGATTACTCCGAACCCGTTTATTTGTATGAGCAGGGCATCCTTTGGGGCGAATATCTATTCGGGCATAAACTTTTCGCGCAGACA